TACTCAAACCACCTTTTCTTATAATCTGATTGTGAATTATTCAAAAATTTGCATAATTTCTAAAGATAATTTAAGTTATCTATTAGTATTATGCAAAAATTTGCACAATACACTTATTTTAATAATAAAAAGGAGGACAGTATGTCCGAAGATAAAACAACAGCAATGACAGAAACAGTAAGTGAAAGTCCTGCTACAGCAACTACTCAAGATAGCTCTAATGAGCAGTATATTGCCGAAAGCAAAAAGTACAGAAAAAGAGCTCAGGATGCTGAAACTCGTTTAGCGAAATTAGAAAAAAGTCTTGCTAAGGCAGAAGAAAGTAAACTTAAAGAAAAAGAAGATTTTAAAGCCTTATATGAACAGGTATCTTCTAAGGTCGAAGGTTTAACTTCTAATGCTGAAAAGTGGGGTAAGTATGAGGAAACAAGACGAGCATCTCTTTTAGAGAACCACCCTGAAGAAGATAGAGAAAGATTATCTGGGTTAGACTTAGATACTCTTGAATATATTACTAATAAAATTAATAATGTCAAACCCAATGCCCCTGAAGTTGCAGGAAATCCTAGAAAGGATTATACTCCTACCAATGTTGATTGGACTAAGATGGATGCAAAAGAGAGAAGGGAAAAGTGGGATGACATCATAGCTTCGGCTGTGAAAAAATAAACCCCCTTATTAAAGGGAGAGGAGTTTTAAAATGGCAATAACAGGTGGAATGTTAGGTGCTGCTCACACAACCTCAACTGCTGATGATTTTGTACCAGAGTTGTGGAGTGATGGTATCTACAGATATTTTGAAAGAGGAACAGTCTTCAAGAATTTAATTGAAGATTATTCTTCTTTAGTAAAAGGAAGTGGCGATACAGTTAATATCCCACAAATTGATTTTGATGCTTCATCAGATAAAGCTGCTAATACATTAGTAACTTATGATGCAACAGCAACAACAGTTACTCAATTAGCAATAGATAAGCATAAATATAATGCAATGCTTTTTGAAGATGTACTTTTAATTCAATCAAATTCTGATTTAGTATCTAAATATACTCAGATGTTTGGCGAAGCTCTTGCTAGAGCTGTAGATGCTGATATTTGGGCAGAACTTGATGGTGTTAATGAAGGTGCTACTTTAACTGCTGACGATGCAATAACAGCTGCTGAATTTCAAGCAGCACTTGCTAATTTAGGTGAGAATGATGTGCCTTATATGGATGGCGAATGTTCTTTAGTTGTCAATCCAACATTTATGGCTGACATCTTAGACCCTAATGCAGGTATCTCTAAAAACTTTTGGAGAGCTGATGCAGGTGGCGATGGTTCTATTTTGAATAATGGTGGAACTAAAGGATTTATGGGCAGATTATTTGGTATAAATGTCTATATGTCAAATACAGTTGCTACAGCAGGAACAGCAATATCAGGTGCTGTTTTTCATAAATCGGCTGCTGTATGTGCAGTTCAGCAAGATGTAAGAGTACAAGCAGAATATTCTATTGATGCTCTTGGAACTAAAGTAGTAGCAGATATGATATATGGTGCTAAACTACTTGATTCAGCTTCTAACAAAAGAGGATATAAACTAACTAATGCTTCGTAAGCAGTAGTAGGTTAATCATTATACAAGGGGGCTTTTGCCCCCTTTATAATAAAAGGAGATAAAATGGCACAATATTGGTATAAAAAAGAAAAAAGAGTTAAAAGAATTTCAGAACAACATGATGACAGGGATGTTATTAAACAGGTTGCAGAATTAAAAGCTAATGGATATGTAAAAGTGTTAGATAGAAGAAATCCAGAGGGTACTATTGTTGAACAACCTAAACCCAAATCTAAGCCTAAAGCTAAAAAGAAATTTAAAGGTAAAAAGAAATGAAAGACCTCTCTAAGAAAATAAGAAATGGTGGGGTTCAAAAGTTTAATGGTAAAGACTTAGGGGTAAATACTCAGGGAAAAGGTAGCTTTCCTAGATGGAATTATCAATGTGATGATGATTATGCTAAAAAATTTAATAAGATTTTTAAAAAGAAATGATCCCTAAAGAGCTACAAGAGATTGTAGATGATATAAAAAAGCACGAAGGTTTTAGCCCTAAAGTATACCAATGTACTGAAGGATATGATACTATAGGTTATGGTTTCGCTATAAAAGATTTAGTTATAGATGAAGATGTATCTGACTTAATCTTAATGAAAAAGCTGCATACCCTTTTACAAAGAATAATTATTGCTTTCCCTTGGTTTAAAGATGTAGATGAAATAGCTAAAAAAGTTGTTATTAATATGTGTTATCAATTAGGATTAAGAGGTTTCTCTAAATTTAAACAAACCATTTATTATTTAGAAACAGAGCAATACGAAGAAGCCTCATTAGAGATGCTCGATTCCCTTTGGGCTAAGCAAACTCCAAATCGTTCAAAAGAGCTTAGTGAGCTAATTTCATCTCTAGCTGATTAGGAAATTTCAAGTTTTTATACTAAATTACTTCAATAAATTTTAAGGAAATCTATGAGGAAAAACGATTATGGAGTCATTAAAAGAGTAGTCGTAACACCTGATAAACATTTCCCCTTACACGATCAAAAAGCAATCAATGTATTATGTAAAGCTATAGAGATAGTTAAGCCAGATGCTTATGTAGATTTAGGGGATGTTGGAGAGTGGGAGGCTTTTTCACATTGGAAATTTAAAAACAAAAAACCTCCTCCATTAGAGTTCCTTATAAAAGATTTCAAAAAAGATATAAAAGATGTCAATAAAGGGATGGATATGATAGATGAGTCCCTAGATAAAGTTAATTGTGAAGAAAAATATATAACAGAAGGAAACCATGATAATTGGCTCAATATTGCAGTTGGTAAATACCCTTACATCCCTCAATACAGTTTTGCTAATGCAGTTGATTTGGATGGCAGAGGATATACTTACTATCCTTTTGGTAAACACCTTAAGTTAGGAAAATTATATTTTTATCATGGGCATCAATATGGTGGACAGTATCATGCTGCTAATCACTTAAGAAAACTTGGATGTAATATAATGTATGGGCATTGGCACGATTTACAACAAATGTCTGCGACTCATATGGATGGGCATAAGTCTGCTTGGAGTATTGGGTGTTTAAAGGATATGAGTGCTGAAGCTAATGAATGGCTTGGTAATAGAAGGATCAACTGGAGTCATGCTTTTGCAATAGTAGATTTTTTTGATAAAGGATTGTTCACAGTTCATGTAATACAAATCATAAATGGAAAGACTTGTTTATGGGGAGAAATAATAAATGGTTAGAAGATTGGAAGCAAGTACTCATGATATGGGTTGCTATTATGTTTTGGGGATTTATTATTTTAATATTTGTTAAAATTTCTATTGTTGTATATACAATATTTATCAGGAGTTAAAAATGGATTGGTTATCAATTTTAGAAAGATATGGAATCCCTATATGTGTGGCAATAGCATTTGGATTTTTTATATGGAAACAAAATAAATATATACAAGATGATTTGTCAAAAGACATACATCAGAAATTTAATAGATTAGAAGGTATTTTGGTTAAACTTATTGACCAACAGAAATTAATGCAACTTGAACAAAAGGGTTTAGAAAATAGTTATAAAACACTTGTTGAAGTTATAGCGAAGTTAAGTGGGAATGGATTAAAAGAGAAGTTTTTAAGGATGCAAGAGAAGAATGAAAATAAAAGATACTGATAAAACTGAAGAATATAGAAATAGTATAACAGTTCATTTAGTTAGAATCTGTAGTGATTTAGGTCATATTAAAGAAAGGGTAGATTCAAACAATAAGCATTTAGAAAAAATTAACGGGAGATTGAGGCAAGCAGAAAATAGTATAACAGCAGTTAAAACTATAGGAAGCACCTTGACTATTGTTATAGGAATTATATTAACATGGCTAGGAGTAAGTAAATAATATGCCTATATGGTTGGCAAAGATAGTGGCTACAAGGATTATTAGGGCAGTTAAACATAAAATTGATTTAAAAAGGATTGATAAGTATGTTAATAAGCCTAACGAATTAGACAGACAGATGAAATCTTTGCAAAAGACAGTACATAGGAATGCGAAGTATATAGAAGAATTAGAGAAGGATGTTGCTATTCTGAAAAAGGATTCTCATCCTCCTCTATTTACAAAAAGAGATAAGACGAATATAAATAAACGATTAAAAAAATTAGAAAATAAGGAGAAGTAAAATGGAATGGATAACAAGTAATTGGGAATGGGTTTTATTAGGTTTTATGATATTAGAAAAATGTATTAAAATGAGCCCAAGTAAAGCAGATGATGTCGTACTGGATATGATCTTAAAGCCTTTATTAGATAGATTCAAACCTAAAAAATAATGCCTAGAGCTCGTCTACCCCAACTTCACTCTATTACTGATGGTTCTTTTGAGCCAAACAGAAAGAATCCAATTCTATTAGGGGATGACGATGTTTTAGATACTCATCAGAAAGTTATAAAGATTGGGGGGGAGAATACCCCCCTTTCTTTAAATAAGGATGAGCTTAGAATAAATGGAGATTTATTCCTTAATGGTAAATTAACATCACATTTAATAGAATGTGATAGTGATTATTTAACATTTAGACCAAATATATATACACGATTTGAATCAACAGATTATTCAGGAACATTAGATTTATATGTTGCGAGTGGTGTTCCTTATTGGATGCCATCAGGGAGTACTACATATTTTGCAAATAATGGTAGAGGTTATTTTAACTTTGGGACTATAAGCCAAATAACTATGTTCCAAATGAATTTAACAGGAGCAACATTTACCATACAGGAGAATGATGACACAGAGAATTATCTTCAGCTTTCAGTATTTGAACACGGGGCAACAACAATAAAAACTCACGATGAAGATGCAACTGTAGCACATTTAACACTAGAGGCTGATGGAGATTTAATATTAGACCCTGCAAGTCAGAAAACAATTATAAATGCAACTGATGGATTGTATTTTGATGGAGGTACTGATACTTATATATCAGAATCTTCTGCTGATGTGTTGGATATTAAAGTAGGTGGAGATACAATGATGCAATTATCAGAAAAAGGGGATGATGGGAATGAAGTGTCATTTGGTTCAAGCTGTGTAGGCTTTACTCAATTAGAACCAACTTATGATGCGACTGCAACTAATGTAGATTTTAGGCACTCTAATAAGCAATTTGTAACATTTAATGGTGGCAATATAGCTACCCTTGCATTATATTTTCCTTTAGTATCAGGTAATTTTACTTTATTATTAAAGCAAGATGGAACAGGAAGTAGAACTATTACTAATTGGAAAGCATTTGAATTTGATGAAACAACAGCAGATGGGAGTACAGGAGTTGTATGGGCAGGGGGAAGTGCTCCAACATTAACAACAGATGCTAATCATGTTGATATACTCTCATTTTATTGGGATGCTGATAATGAAATAGCTTATGGTGTAGCAACACTAGACTTTCAGTTTTAATGGCTACTGTTAATTTA